GACTGGTTAATGGTTTCCATTGCACAGTTACTGCCCCCGTCTTCACGTTTCGGATTTCTTGCTTTTCCTCCGACCGAAGGTGCTCCGAATATTCCTCTGGACAATCCTTAAATAAATGGATTGTGCCAGGCTCATTAGCCGGACGTACCATACGTGCAAATATAAAGTCCTTCCAGTAATCGGTATTCACTACGTACAGCTTCATACCGCCGATGACGCCCTTCTCGATGCTGCTCATCTTATAAGGCGGCGCTAGAGGACTGTGTGATGAATCACCTTTCACCGGCACGCATACTTCTGGGTACTGCGCACAATACTGATATACTTCATCTGTTCGGTAGCCACTATCGATACCGGCCCTCACAATCTTACGGGCCTCACCATACTCTGATGGATATTCTCTATCGATGAGTATCTCGGTTAAGTCTGCCCAACTACTTGCTTGACCATAATCGACTAAGTAACTTGATACACCATGAGCGTAGGCTCTAACCTCCCACCAGAAATGATCTTGCTGCACATCGACAGATGCGATAAGTAGTGGTGCATGCTGTGGCACAACACCGCGAGGAACTTCTGATTGTGTAAACACGAGATTTTGTGTGCTTTTAGTTTTCGCAGATTTCCAAGGCTCCGCTAGCCACGAGTTGATAAAGTTCATCAACTCGCTTGGCTTATCCTTTGATTTAACAAACTCATACGCTACATCCCCGAAGGTGACCCATGGAGAATATAGAGATGATAGATGATAGGCGACCGACCGGACGACTCGAACTTGCGATTCATTCACCGCCCGCCATTCACCTTGCCGGAGCATATCCATCTTATGCTTATCATCAATACGGTGCTTACAATGTTCGCACTCATAATATGCGGTATCACGTATCATATCCGCATTGCCATGGTGTTCTTCCGGCCATTTTATCTGTTTGAATTTGAGGGTCTGCGACACCCCGCAATGCGGACATGGCACGTAATACTGCTTACGTTCATTTGCGTCCATATATGACTGCCAAATATTGCCACTTTCAATCGTAGGAGTTGACACCCTTACAATCTTCTTATCAACGAATGTCTTGGTACGTTCCTCAGCCAGCTTAATCGGATTCGCTTCCTTACCGGAGAAAGCTGGGTACTTATCAATTTCATCGAAGAATAAGTACTTAATTGACCGACTTGACAAGCTACTTGGTGAGTTCGCCCCGACAAGCACCATGTAGTTCCCATTAACGAAGTCTAACTCTAGCAGCTTACTGCCTTCGTCATATATATTCGCAAGCGGCTCTACGCTCCTAATCATCGGTTGCACACGTTTATCACTAGCGAATTTCGCGATAGTATCCGTTGGATACACCATCATGACTGGTGATGCTGTTTGATGTAACGCATATCCGATCATATTGAGTTCGGCTTCCGTCTTACCTATCTGCGCCCCGAAACATAACGAGATGCTTTCAATAAGAGGGTCCGTAAATTTGTCCATAAGTTCCTTGAGATAAGGTGTCCGCGCTGTACGCCATCGTCCAGGTTCAGCAGATATATTAGTCAGTACCCTGTACTTATCTGCCCATTCCGAAACGGTGTATCTTTCAGGTGGCTTGAATGCTTCCAGTTCCTCGGGGAACCAGTCAACCTTTGGTCTTTGCTTTTCCCGCGGCTTTGACTTTCGGCGTGTACTCGCCTTCGCGTGCGTAGCTTTCAAGGTATTCTTCGACAAGGCCATTCACCACCTTTTCTACACGAGCACGTTCCTCAGGATCCGTGAATTCACTTCCGATACGCTTACCTAATTTGGTAAACGATGTTTTTAATTCCAATATTCGGTTAGCCCATGCCTGCGCCACATCAGCACGAGGGACATATTCGCCATTTAGCACATCTAGCATTTTCTTTTCACGCGCAGCCTTTGCTTCCTTATAATCAGCTTCGGCTTCTAGCTTACGAGTTGATGCGGATTTGCTTTTAGCGTTATCGCCTTTAGCCTGTCCTAAATACACGAGGACTTCCCGGAGATTCCACCAACCTACAGAGGCTTTAGGCATCCCTGCTTTATGATGTCGAGAAATAATTTCCGGAGTGACCCGCAAGAGGTCACATAGTTGAGTGCTTGATACGAGCAGATTGCCTGAAGCATCAAATTTCACTCTTGGTTTTGTGTCCGCCATAGGTGTACTCCTTTCTTAAATCGTCTTTCTACATTCAACAGGAAAATTTTTCTCACAGAGAGAGGACCATCGCGCGGGGGCGACCAGCGGCCATTTTATGTCTCAGGAGTACCTTTTCCCAATTTTCATTTTCTCAATTACAATCGGTATTGATAATGTAAATTTGGACAACAAAAAAGCACCCGTTAAAGGGTGCTAGACTACCGCCTATCTCTGTAAGTAAAAAGGACGCCAAACATATCTGGCGTCCTTTTCTTGTGGATATTCTGTGAAGTTTCCCAACTTTCACACCTACAGTATACCACACTTTGATGTACTGTTTTGTATCGTTTTGTACTGAAATGTATCGACTTTTACATCATAGAACGAATGTACCCTACTTCAGTTAGTGCTCGGTCGTGCAATTCTCCGCGTACTCTAGCCTCGCTATATCCTAAAATATCAGCCACCTCTTTCCAGCCCTTGCCTTGCGCGTATCGTTCTGTTAGTAGCATAGCCAATTCATTTGGTCGTACTTGACTGATCACGCTTCGTACTTCTGCTTTAATGGCTTTTAACCTTTCTATTTCCTTCCGCTGCAGCTCGACACATTGCTCAATACCTACTACGATATTTGATAAGTCGCTACAACTACCTCCGGATACCCTGTCCTTGCTATAATCGGTAGCTGACAGAGTATCCGCTCTACGTTCTATTTGTGCTTCGATGTCACGATTGATGGAGTCAATCCTATCATCAATCCGTAATATCTGAAGCATGTACTCTTTATCGGTCATTCACGAGTCCCCTTATTTCCACCACTAATTACTAACTCCTTTTTCAAGTGTACGGATATATCGATTGAGATACCATTGTGCTTTTTTTAGGTCCTCTACTTTATCGCCTTTGAACCCCGCACGCGCTACGTACTTCACTACATTTCCTAAATGGTATGGTAATTGTTGATCTTCGATGAAATCGATTACTTCGATATTACCACGTGTGTAATGTGAAGGGTGATTAACAACATCGTGTTCGATATTAGATATCTTAGCTGGTGTCACTACCTTTTCCTCCTTAATTGTCGCCTTGCTTGTAGCTGGCTTAGCTTCCATATGTTTAGTAATCGTAGCTATAATTTCCTGCTTGGCCACTTCTTCTTTTTGTAATTCATGGCTCACCTTCTTAAGCTTTTCCACTTTAGACTTTTTGGCGTGTTTAGCTACACATTCTGGGCAATATTTTGATGGTCGACCAGGTCTACTTGCAGGTATAGAAAATTCAATACCACAGTCTTCACACTTTATAGTTTTTAGTGTCTGTTTTACATTCAACGTAGGAGGCGTCATAACCTTCATACAATCAGGACAGTACTTTTCGTCCTTAACTAAGGTATACTTCTCGCCGCATCTGCTGCATTTTCTTTGCATAGTTCTACTCCTTATACAATTTTTATAGCTTTTTTACACTTTTAATGTATGTGCGACCATTGCAATCATATGTTACACACACGTTCATTACTTTTCGATAGATATCAACATAAGTTTCATTTTTATCACCGTTGTGTGTGACTTCAATAAATTCGTCAAAATCTCGTCCAGCTACGATCGCCTTCCAGTTTTGTAAAGTTTTACAAAACCAAACAACGAACATCCCGTTTAGGTCTCCATCAACAGCAAGATAATCAAAGTTATCTACGCCATACAATGCTTTTTGTGCCGCTTCAATTGCTTTTTCCTGTAAAGTTGAATTGTATTTCATTTTATTTTCTCCTTGTAACCGTTTTAGATTAGCCGCATGACGTTTAAAAGTTTCATGGGCTATATATTGTTTTAATTCCTCGCTAGCTGATAACTTTACAGGCGGTGGCGGGGGATTATTTGGCCTCTCATACAATCTACCAGGGGTCAGTCCTTGTACAGTCTTATACCTCGGCTTATCTATGGATTCCTTAATAGTGCCTAGAATTTGTATAATCGTGTAGCATACTATTAATACAATAATTCCCAGCACTAACATCACTAACATCACTATAAATTGATCCGTATTAATCATCCTTTCTATACAATTCTTTACGATATTTAATAGCTTCAAGTAGTGCATCTTGTCCTACTTCTTTACGCTCTAGCGCTTTCATGACTTGCTCGTCCATCGTTCCTTTGGTGACTAGATGGTGAATAATTACGGGCTGTGTTTGCCCTTGCCTGTGCAGTCTTGCGTTAGCTTGTTGATATTGTTCTAAGCTCCAAGTTAGTCCATACCATACTATGATATTTCCTCCGGCCTGGAGGTTTAAGCCATATCCTGCTGACGCGGGATGTGCTAATAACATTTGGATATTGCCTTTATTCCACTCGGCTACATCGTCATCGGTTTTTAACTCTACTGCTTTAGGAAAGGCTTCCTTAATCGCCTGCAGGTCATGCTTGAAATTGTAGAATACTAACATCGGTTTTCCTTCGTTGGTATCGACTAATTCTTTTAACCGCTCAACTTTTTCATTATGGACAATTATAGTTTCACCATCATCCGAATAAACGGACCCATTGGCTAGTTGCAATAACTTGCCTGCTAGGGCTGCTGCATTTAATGCGCTTATATCGTCATCATCGACTAAGCTAAGTACGTGATCACGTTCCATTTGTTTATAGAGTTCCCATTCTTTAGGACTCATTTCAACCGTGATTACATTTTCGATACGTTCCGGGAGATTTAGATAGTCCTTTGCTTTTAAGCTCATACAGATATCTTGCATCTTACCGAATATCGCCTTATCGCCACCTGGTAGTAGACGATAGCTGTACACGATATGTCCATTTGTTTTATCTGGTGCAAAGTATCGTAACCGATACTCAGTAAGAGTCTTACCTAATCGCTTGCCGCCATCCAGAAGGTACATTTGCGCCCATACATCCATTAACGTATTCGGTGCCGGTGTACCAGTTAAAATGACTACTCGTTTGAAGAAAGGCCTCATTTTACGCATAGCCTTAAATCGTTTAGCCTGTGGATTCTTAAATGATGAACTCTCATCAATGACAAGCATGTCAAAAGGAAATTTCCGCTTTGGTTTTTCAAAATAATAGTCATACAACCATTGCACATTCTCACGGTTCATAACGTAGATATCAGAATCGCTTTCAAGGGCTTTGATACGATCCTTTTCAGGGCCTAACACCGATGCTATTGTAAGATGACTCGTCTCACTCCATTTTTGAGTCTCCTGTGCCCAAGTTGACTCTGCTACCTTCTTAGGTGCTATAAGCAGTACTTTCTTAATGTCAAAGTAGTCATACATTAACTGTTCGATTGCAATTAATGTGGAAATGGTTTTGCCTAAACCCATGTCAAGTAACAGCCCGTAGTGCGTATGATCAATGATTCGTTGTATGGCTATTTCTTGGTATTCGTGTGGATGAAAGTTCATGTATTACCCTTTCCATGTCATCAACAAATAACTTAGCTTCTATCATTCCGGTAATCACAAATACTAACGCGCCTTGCTTACGTAATCTAGCAACTTGTATTCTTTGATTAGCCATTAATACCCCTTTTTTGGCTTTGAGTTCTACAAATATGACACTGCCACCAGGAAGTACTACTATTCGATCTGGCACACCATCATTTCCAGGTGATACGAACTTCATATATATACAACCCATTTTTTTGAGTCGAATTCCTAACCAACGTTCGATATCCTTTTCGATTATTCTCACCTCGTTCTCAATAAATAATCGGCAACACGATCGAACCTATATGAATACTGGCTTCATCGTGGTTGTGTTGCCGATATTGCCGTTTTTTTTCGTAAACATATATATACGCGTATTCGTGTTTTTTACGTGTATGTGTATGCACACCATTATTCATATATTTATTATTTTTTATTAATAGTAAATAATTGGCAACATAGGCAACAAATTGTATTTAACTTAGCGTATATCTGTGCTTTTCGTGTTGCCGATTTTGTTGCCACCCGTGTTGCCGTTGCCGATTATTTACTTTATATCAAACTTTATCAATGTATAGAGTTGTATAAAAATTATTTCGATTTTTTTTGATATTATAAAAATAGTTAATCGGCAACAAAAATCGGCAACACTAATTTTTGCGATTTTTGGCTACCATTTTGGCCGTATTTTGGAGAGTGCTATTATCCCTAATAAACGCTCTTTGCACACCGTACAATTTCCCAAATCGCATCTTCCCGACGCTCTTGGAATAAGGACTCCACCCTTTAATAGCTTGCAAAATGTCAATGATTTCTCTAGCCTTTGCGTTCTGCAGGTTCTTCCTGTCCCCCTCCATCACTTCACACCATATTTCAAGGGCACACACCCGCTCCCGCTGCACTGAACCACAATGATCGTCATCGCCGTAATTTCTGATATAATCGCGTCTATCAAAGATATCAAGCGACTCCCAGTTTTCAGGTAATAACATATCAAGGTATTCTTCAATGAGCCCTACGAGTTCGCCACCTTCTGTGTGCGATAATTGAATTCTAAGGGCTTCTTCTTCAAGTTCCCCTTCAAGAACTAATGATTCACCCTCAGACCAGTAGTAATAGGCTTCTGCCCACAATTGGTCTATGTCCTCTTTTGATAGCTCCCAAGCGTTCTTAATTTTACGGTCTTTGTCGCCTGTGACCGGCCAGAATCGGCGGTTACCGGTACGGTCCTTAAGGAACATAAGATTATTAGTAGAACCGGCGAATACACACTGGCGAGGATACTCTTCGGTGCGTCTCCCATACGGTGAGCGGAACCGGTCAGAGGTACGGCTGATAAAGGCTTTTACGATTTCGTTGTCGTTCTTATAGGTCGGTGCGAGTTCGGCTAATTCATTGATCCAGGAGCCTTGAATTTGTTCTAGGGCGTCTTTGGTTTTGATGTCAACGAGTGAGTTATTAAACCATTTACGGCCTAACCGCTCCAGGATTAACGATTTACCAAGACCTTGTGAGCCATATAATACAATCGCCGTATCGAACTTAACGCCTGGATTCATGACACGTGCTACAGCACCGCACATCCATTTACGGGTAACGGCTCTGATGTATTCGGTATCCTCTGCACCGATATAATCAATGAAGAGAGTATCGACTCTACAAGCACCGTCCCAGGTTACACTGGTTAAATACTCACGCACAGGATGGAATTTGTTATCTTGCGTTACCTCTTGGAGCGCATCATCGATGATGCCTTTGCCCTTGATCAGGTATTTTGTAGCAAAGTAGTTACGAAGGCACGCATCATCCGTATCGGTCCAGTAAGGGGTTTCGTCCTTACCACGCCACGGTAAGTCGTTAGTTACAACTAACCGATGTGCAAATTCGTCAAGGCGTATACGACCTCTTAAGGCAGGGTCATATTTAAGAACTACTAAGCAGTTAAATACGTCGGACTCTGGTGTACCTCTACGGTCACGTTTGAGCTTTTCGAGAAAGTCCTCCTCGTCTTCTGTAATGTCCTCAAAGTCCATATCGGCCATGCGTTCCTTGTCGAGCAAGATAGGAGCTGCGCCGTCATCGTTAACAAAATCAATCATGGCTTTGTAGCTTGGTAAATCCGTTACTTTAGTAGTAATAGGATCTGCGTCAGCATCTTCAGCGCCGAATAAGTGAATACGGACCAGGTCAAACGCATTAACGAGCTTACCACTGATAGGGTCAGTCGCATGGTTTGAGTAAGCAAAAGTGTCATTATCGTAAATGACAAAACCTGCTACTGAGCTGCCTCCGGTATACGTGTATCGGTCCTCTTGCTGCGTCGGCTCATAGACTTCAGGGAGAAACTTTTGAATAGCTTCTGTGATACTATAGCACCTACAAAAGGCGCCGAGTAACCCTTTTTTCTCCAAAGGGTTACCTTGCTTCTTGGCCGCATCAAGGCGAATCTGTGACTCCTTACTTGATGTTGGCCAAAGGCTCGTATCTCGCCAGTCTCTGTACGTATTAAGATATTGATCAACAGAAAGTAAGCGGCCTTCACTATGTTGATATACATAATCCACATCCTTTGGACAACTAGGCCAGTACATCAGACGTTCTGCCTGGTGCGTGGACGGGTCAAAGGAGTCAATACCTATATCATCAGCGATACGCCTCGATACAGCTTGGTATTCATCAGGAGTCATCGCTCTATTGACAGGAATGATGATACGATAGCGAGGATTATCAGTAGTATGGCTGTGCGTACTGTAAAGTACGTACTCCATACCACCTAGTTCCATATCTAGGTCTAAGAGAAAATCTTCACTAGGCGAGTCCGCATCAAGCGTGATTAGATATCGCTCCTTAACGGCACCTCTAACCCGTCTACCATTTTTGGGGATATAGCCACCTACAAAACCGCCGACGTCTTTCTTTTGGCCTTTCTCGGCCTTAGTCATTTTGGCGTATTCGGCAGCCGTTTCATTCGTTACAGTAGGCTCAGCCAACTTATTGGCCAAAGCACTCCAAGTCATTTTCTTAGACTTCCAGCTACGGGCGGAGCGACTTTTGCCCGTAGCTATGATGATATTCGTATCCATATGTTACATCGCTCCTCCCTTCGCAAAATGGATGTCTCTTACATAATTAGGAACGCATAAACGGTGAGACGTCGCCCACTGACTTACCGCTCTGTTAATATCGTGATCTTCATATACACCGCGATTGTTTTTTAATTTAGCTTGGTGTATTTCCACAAAACCATCAGAATCTTCTGTAGGGTTAACTTCAATACAAGCCACAGGTTCGTCGCGTTTGTACACACCTACAATAGCGCAAGTTTCAGCTTTTACTTTCTTGATATAAGAGCTAACGCAGTTATTAAGTTGAATCCCCATATCGATAATGCCGTGTGTAGAACTGATGGCCTTAAATCGGTAACCGTTGACGGCCCCTGCTAGAGCATAATGTTTCTTACGCTGCTGAACTATTTCGTTCTCTACTCTGTCAAACTTTTGCATTCTTGAGATCGTATCATGCAAGTCACGCACTTGAATGTGGCTATCCCAAACCTCTTTACGCCGACTTCTCGACAACTGATAATACATATCTGCTGTATCTCTAATATCATGATAAGAAGGTGCATTTCTAATGAATAGGAATGCCTGGCGCTCACCATATTGATGACTAAGGATATTCACAAATTTACTAATCATAGATAAATCTAAGTCGTTTCTCCACACTGGCCAAGATTGGATATATCCGGTATTATCGGCATTCGATTGAATAACATCGACCATTGCCTTTTGATAGTCCTTGTTCTTAAATAACATAGACATAATTTTGATGATCTTAGTATAGAAGAAAGGCCTATCGTGTAATAATCGCCGAGTCCATCGAGCATCAGGCAAATGATGGGCATTAATCAAGGCTTGCACGAACGGCATACCTTTTGCAGTCAATGCTAATACATTATTCATGCCGATAGATTCGTTAGGGAATGAACGATTATAGTAATCGTCATAGTCTCGTTTGGTTTTATCATTAATAGCAGGTGCATCCGGGGCTTGTAACTTCCATATTAAGTTATGAAGTAGATTATCAAGTGCCCCGTACTTGTTAGTAATTTGTACACCTTCCCGGACCGGCTTGACTTTATAGCCTACTACCTTAGATAATTTCTTGAAGAACACATCCTTTAATACCTTAGCAAAGCATTTAAGCTCGTCCTGGTAATTGTATAGTCTACAATTGGGCGTAGCTACTAACCACAATAATGGCATTTGACTACTCCAAAAACCAGAGGGAGAAACTGAAGTTTCCTCTACGATATCACTACGTGAACGCTTTTTAAGTACGATATAGGCTTCTCTGCTTTTAAAGTCAAAACGTAGAACATCGATAACATGCGACTTGTACCCTTTGTAGATCATTTCTGAATCGCCGTCCGCGTATACGGAGTTGTATTCAAATTGTACGTCTAGGATATTCCCCCTATCGATTATCGATAAGTCTAGAGATAGAGGTACTGTGCTTCTGTACCCTACATCGGCAGTAAACCCACTTGTATGAATTACTTCTCCGCACATTGGGCAATAAAACTCACATGCCTCAGGCCCGGTAACTAACCCAAATCCACCGGATTTCATTGGCCATAAATTGTTAAATGAATGACCACAAGACACGTGATAGTGGCTCGCAGGGCGATTAGGCGTCACCTGTTTGCGCCGCACTAGGTCGTACAGCTGTTGTACTTGTAGATTGAATAAGACCTTCATAAGGCGCTATCCTTTCATTTATAACAAATCGTCTAAATCATCATCATCAGGAGTTTCCTCAGCTACTTGGGTTTCTTCAACCGGTAGCGTTTCTTCTACAGGTGCTTCTTTTTTCTTAGATACACGTTTACGTTTTGGCTTTTCTTCAGTAGTAACCTGTTCTTCTACTTTAGGAGTATCTTCTACTGTTGTATTTTCTTCCGCCTTAGGCGCATCTTCTGCTTTTTTACCATTTAAAACTTTAAGACCTAAATCACAAGCGGCGATACAACCTTCACAGTATGCCATAGCGGAGTCTTTGCGTTCACTTGCAGGCGCTTCTTTTACGAGTTCATACAAACCGTCAATAGCTTCGCGTTGTTGTTGAATTTGTTGTTTTGTAAGTTTCATAAGAATTATCCTCCTAATCCTTCATATAGTAAGGGTTTTCAAACCCTGCTGCATTTAATATGAGTCCCTCGTTCCAGGACTCGGGCTCACACATAATATCGATTACTTCATCTAAACTGCCTTCGCCTATAGGAGCTTCGATAACCACTTCGTCGTGGATATGGGCTACAATTTTGTAACCTGCTTTTGAAAGTCTTAGCATTGCCGCTGCCAAACAATCTCTTGCTACAGCTTGCACAATGTTTTCGACAAGCTTTCCGCCATAGGTTTCAACTCTGCCCCAGGTGTTCTTAACCTGATCCATACCATCGTACTCAATTGACTCGCTTCCAAATCGGTTAAGCCCTATTCTAGGTCTTGCATAGGCAAGTCTACGCCCAGATGGTAATTCGATGAACATAAATCCTTTTGCTTTAAAGAACTTAATGTTACCTTGCCTGATTCGCGCCGGTTCTCCGGTTTTAACGACTTGCTTGGCAGCATTATCTGCATCTTTCCAAAACCTCGTAATACGTGGACTGGCTCGTCGCCAAGCTTCGATGATACCAGGTAACTCTTCTTCAGGAATTTCCCCTTTTGTGTCCATCGACTTCATAGCTCCTACACCGCCACCATACCCCAGTGCCAGCTCCGCTACTTTGCCTTTTTGCCGTAAGTGGCCATTTACGCCGTGTTTCTCGACCGGTACGTGGAACATACTAGAAGCAGATGCGCAGTAGATATCGCCACCTTGTGCAAATACATCTTGTCTCCACTGCTCGTGAGCGAGCCATGCGATAACACGTGCTTCAATAGCGCTGAAGTCGGCTACTATAAATCGGTGCCCCTCTTCTGCCACTAAAGCAGTACGAATGAGCTGCTTGATCACGTCACCAGGATTTCCATATAGTAGGTCTAGCATTTCTACGTCTCTACTTTTAAGGACTTCCCGAGCTGTGTCTAAATCTTCCAGGTAATTACGAGGGAGGTTCTGCAGTTGTACTACACGACCTGCCCATCGTCCACTTCGCATTGCTCCGTAGAACTGAAGCATGCCGTGGATACGACTATCTGAACATACGGCATTTTTCATGGCCAAGTATTTCTTGATAGATGAGTTACCGAGCACTTGTCTATTTTGCAGTACTTTGCGTACATCGGAAGGGATATCCTGTGCTAAGAGGTTTGATACATCATCTTTTCGCATAGTATCTAGATCATATCCTAGCCTTTCGGATAACCACTCTTTCAGTTGCATGGTACTGTTGGGATTCTCTAATCCAGTCAATAGCTTAGATGACTCAGTCGCTTCTTCCACAATTTCGTCGTTGCACGCAAGTGCAGCATCGACTAAGTCCATATCTACTTTTACGCCTCTCCAGTTGATATCTTGGTCTAGTAGCCAATATTCATGCTCTACAGCAGGAGGCTTTAGTGATAATAGACGTTTACGAATTGCCTTCTCTACTACTACGTCCTGCCGGTTGTATTCAATAAATTCAGCCCATTTATCAGGCGCATCCTCCGGCATATTTCGTGTCTTAGGATTTGCCTTAGTAGGCTTACGTGGCACAGAGAAAAATTGGATTAACCGTTTACCTCTTGAGTCTTTGGCTTCACCTAATTTCAATGCCTTAGACACGTTATCAAGGCTTGCCGGTAAGCTGCAGTATAAAGCAAGAACGGAAGTACATTCCCAGTTCGTGTAATCCGCATCAGGGAAGTACTTTTTAAGGCACAACATTTCAAATGCTGCATTGAATGCGGTCTTAGTAATTTCCTTGTTATACAAAGCGTCCACCACCCTATCGGGCAGTGGATTCTTTGTCATATCAATTACTTCGACCGGCTCGTCATCGAAGCTATAGGCAAAGAGCAGTATTTCAAATGTCTCATCATCAACGTATCGCTGTGCTCCAAATTTAATCGGACAGTCGCTGTACGTTTCCACATCAATACTGAGCTCCATAATTGCCTCCTTAGATGAATTCGTCATCGTCGTCTAGGTCTCCTAAATCATCACCAAAGTCATCAGCGGATACATGTACACCACCTAGGCGTTCGCCATCTTTGACTTTGCGAATACCATTTAGACCAAAACCTACACCTTTTTTACCATTGAAATTATAAGCGAATACAGAAAGTGCGACCTGCGCGTATACACCAGAATAGATTTCTTCTTCGATATCGAAATCGTCCATCTTGATTTTGTCACGATTAAATACGATAGGTTGTTTATCGCTATTCGCATTAATGAAGAATTTATCAGCGTATACTTCCGGTTGGTCAGCTACTGCTTCATCTGTATCACCGTCACGTAAATTCAATTTTAGGTAAGCTGCTTTACCTTCTACCTTAGCCAATGCTTTTGGATCTGCCTTAAGTTCTTCGATTGCTTTTTCAAAGGCCTTGATAGTCTTTTTATCTGTTTTGTCGATAATGACTTGGGAACTATATTTTGCTTTACCGTCATCGTTTTTACGAGGTTGCGCAATGTTTGTATAAGAAAGTCTTACTACACCAGTTGTTAATTTAGCCATGTTACTGTCTCCTTAATTCTTAAATGGGTTACAATTATGTTCGAACCCTATTACTGTGTTAAATAAATTATCTAATTCGTCTTCGATATCGGACCTTTCGTCGTCTAGTCGAATCCATTCATCGTCTTCCTCCCAAGAATATTTAGTTGTATCTATTTCTTCTTGGTAGTAGCGTTCTATCGCCCCGCATTTAGCTTCTACTGCGCAGTAGCGAGTGTGTAAGCTAGTTGCATAGGCAATAGTGATTTGGTAGAGCTCGTCGAGGTAATGTCCCCGCTCATAAAGCTCTTTAGCAATTGCTTTTACTGTAACGACGCGCATGCTACACCTCGTCTGTAAATTCGTTAGCCATAGATTCTACTGTATTAATTGCTGGGCGTTTATCGCTGTCCGGTACAAGTGTAGGCTTGCCTTCAGGCTTGTCGATGTACGCTTCTAGGTATTCGGCAACGCCTTTTTTACCAAGAACCTTTTGTAGGTTAGTGATACCTTCGAGTTCACGTGGTTTAAAGATGTCTTCTTCCTTATAACCGTTATCGAGTAATGTTTTAGCAGCGGCGTCTGGATCCGTGATAGTACGTCTTGACGTACCTTCCACTAATTTATAGCCAGGCCATTGCTTTTCACCTGATAAGGCTTTATCGTAAGCAAAATCGTAAACGCCTTTAATCCATTTCGTGATTAAGTCCTTCATCCCCAGGATGTCAGATACTTCACGGTCAGTGAGTAATTGATTAAGCTTACCACCATCTTTGTAGAAAGCAGCAAGGCAAGTATCTGCTAAGGCCCTACAAGTATGTCGAGCTTTACAAAAATTGCAATAGTCGCAAGGCGTACATTCGCCGAACCCATCCCAGGCACGCTGTGCGATCGGTTTGATTTCCTCGCCCCAACTAAGCAGGTCTTCTACAGACATTTCGTCGGTAGATACACTATCGAGTCTTGGCTGAACGATTGTCATGCGTACTGTTTTAATATCATAGAGGAATTCGTTAACGTCGTAAGCACCTAATGCGTAGAGCCTCATTTGTGTGTTTTCAACGGCGCTAACAGGAACGCCCTTACCATATTTCAGGTCAATCACTTCCAGTATGCCATCGGCTACGATGACCATATCGCCGGTACCGAAGCCTTCAGGTACCCATCTAGAAAAGTCTAGCCGTGCTTCAATCATGGCTTCCGCATCAGATGAACGAGCACGAGCCTCGTTCACCTTTTCTTCGCAGATGTCCACATATCGGTTAACCGCTTCTACCATTTCAGCAGAGTGATCATGCTTAGGTAATTTCTTACCTTCGAGCTTATGTCGCAGGATTGATTCTGCCAGGTCGTGGGCTACAGTACCCTCTGCAGCATAGGGCGATTGTTCATCTGGGAACATCGCCTCCAATCTTGCTGAAGGAGTACATACGAGCCACCTGGCGCTACTCGAGGCACCGAGTAAAGCGTGTTTCTTAGCCACGACTAGCCACCCATTCCATGATTTGGATGCGTTGCTCATCGGTAGCGGATGTTACCTTTTCCGCCCCGATGCTATCAAGAAATGCCTTGAATTCTGTTTTAGCTTGCGTCTTGTCCGCAGCTTTGGCCATCACATCTTTTACAGCTTCACGAGTTTCTTCGAGGCTTGGAATGGATCGCTTTTCTCCCTTAACAGGTTCCTGCTTAACAGGGGTTTCTACTTTAGTAGCGGTCTTTGCTTTTTTAGCCTTAACTTCTTCCTTAGCTTGGTCGATAGCATCGGCTTTATCTATAGAAGAACCTACAATAGCTTTATATAGATCCTTGATTTCTTGGTTTAAATCCTTAGCTGTTTCTACGGTGATTTTTAACTCTAACATTGTTCTGTTTCCTTCCTGTTTGACTATGTGATATACTTTAAATGGATGTTTTTCTATGTGCCCTTTCGCATTGCCGTGCGTTGGGGCATTTTTTTTGTCAAAATTAATCATCGGAAGCCTCCGATTTCTTGCCCAAATCCTCGCATTCATCAGGAATGCAGTAGTCTCGCCTTGGGCATGTACTACAATTTTGCAATTTAATCACCACCCTTCAAAGCGCTTAAATCAGGCACCTCCGTAGCATTTCCGATTTCATATTCGTAATAATCTAATCCTGCTTCTTTTAGCTTATCGGCGGCCTCTCGACCAGACTTAGAGGCATTGATGAAACGATAAGCTGCGTTACGTGTATGGTGAATTTCATATATCTTCTCTTCATACGGTCTCACTACTGCGCATATGGTGGCCCAGTTTTCACCTGGATCGTCGTATAAAACTTGGCAACGACTATTTAATCGACCAATCAAGGCGCCCATTGAAGGTAGCATGTCAATAAATGCATCACCGAAACCCGCATTCGATAGTGCTTCAGCAAATGTGAGAGCACTTAATAAGGCCTCTTTAAATTTTTTAAACTCTTCTCTATTTGATAGAGCTTCTTCTAAAGCAGCAATCTTTTCTTTATGTAAAGCATCAAGTTTTTCTTCACTAATTCGATACACGAATTCTCTTAAATTTTGTTTACTGATATACGGTTTTGCCATTTTTTTGTCTCCTTTTAGTTGTAGTAAGGGTTTTTACAATAATCGCCGTGAGTTCTTACACGCGAGATGTATGCGACATCTTCCTGCTCTTCGGCATCCATTACGGCTTTATCTTTGTAAAAACCATATAGGGATATAATGAGTCCGATTAACGATTGCAATATAAACTGTTCCCAACCGATTTGGTCTACTTCCAAGGCTCCCATAGAGCCTGCAACGAGGAAGGCCCCCAATAACATATAGCCCATAAATTGATCTCCTTTATAACATCATCATTGATAAAATAGATGCTACTGCAGCAGTAGCAAAACTTAAATGCATTCCCACGTCAATCCAGTTCATGATTTACATCTCCTTTAAACCTTTAAAATAACCAGGATTGTGCCTAAATCCAGAATGATACACAGTTGACACCTGACAGTTTGATATGTCGGTATTTTTAACATACTTGATAGCCTCCCGGATGGCGTTGTCAATTAATCGCGTTTTTAAGTTAGAAAATCCCCAATTCGAGGTACCTAATTCTTCAAGCTCCATCAGCGCCCATCGTTTTGTATTACATTTTCTGTCGAGGCTATACTGGAAACCGCCTACGATTCCTTTAATTACGGAAATTGTATAATGGTAAGATGTATTACCCCAGTTCATGATTTATCCTCCCTAATGAATTCCTGCGGATTTAAACTCCGCATCAACTACTTTCGTATCCCATCCAAGCGAATGGACAAGAAACGTCCTAAACCCTTCTTTATCGATGACAAAGGCTCTTGACTTCTTACCTGGCGACTGCCAGGCATAGGCAAATGGAAATCGATCTCTTGCGATGCCCTCTCGGATAGCCGTTAGGCTAACACCAAGGACAGTCGACATTTGAGCGACCGAAATCACTTTTCTAATCATGTGCACTGCCCCTCCTTTTCATATAGCCTTCAAAATCATTCTGATTTCTTGGCCTACTTGTAGACGATCTTTAAAAGTATCTTGATTACGGAAATCATCCATATAAACTTCTAACATCTCTCGGTATATAGCTGCTTTGAAGCTTTCTGGCTTTTCCACATCTTCTCGATACGGCTTTAAAATTGTAACCGGCTTACCGAATTCATAGTCGATAAATCCTCTTGCCTTTAGTCGGGCTTTCATAGTTCTAATCTTACCGTTCGGCCATCCGAGTAAATTTTCCATTTCCTCGTTGGTCTGTAACCCGCTATCACGGTAAGCGTTATACAAAATCTCCATATCTGTCATTTGCTGCCCTCGTTTCTTTTAATTTCGTTACCTATTAGGTATTTCCATATGCAGATTCTGATGCGATTAAATCAGCCAACGGAATCTGATAAACTTTTGAGAACGCCTTTAAAGTTGCCACGCTAAGGCTTTTCTGTCTTTTGCCAGTCTCTAAATTTGATAAATAATTTTGAGACATAAAAAGCTTACTTGCCGCCTCAACCTGGGTGAGCCCTTTTTTATTTCTGGCATCAATCAAGTACTGTCTCATCCAATCACCTCCCTTTACATCTAAAATATCTCAATTTGTGATATTAGTATATCTCAATTTGAGATTATCGTCAACAATATATTTGAAAAATATCGCTATATGTGATATTGTGTAAGCAGGGAGACTTTTAAGGAGGAAGACTTATGAAATTAAGACAATTACGCCACATGTTAGGGCTTAGTCAACTACAGTTCGCCGAAGACTTAGGTGTTGCTCAAAATACATTAAGTAATTATGAATCTGAAAAGAGACAAATTCCTTTGGATTTGCTAAAGCGCATCGCGGAACGTTATGATGTTACTGTTGATTACCTAACAGATTCGGACTTGATAGCCGATGACCGCATCCCGGGGGCGCTAATCAATGAAAGAGTGAACTCAGGTTTATCCCTTTCGGACCTGTCAAAAATAACAAAAATCCCCAAGAAAGACCTTGAGGATTATGAGGCAGAGATAGAGCCCATTAATTTGTTTTTACTCAAAAAATTATGCGATGTATATGGTAAAAGTTTGTCCCAGTTTTATAAGGATAACGACATGTATGATGAATATATCCCGAGCGTGTTTAACGGCGATTCAGACAAATTTGAACAGTTCGAATCAGCCAGCCGTTTTGACGCAGAATCTGATGCGTTTATAGATATGGTTCACCTCAACAATTACAAATACGTACCTGCATCTGTATCAGCGGGCGCGTTAACCACGATAGACGCCATTAACTTCATGCCTACTATATCTGTCCCTGATTTCATGATGGGTCGTTACGCAGGCAATAAGAATATTATACTTATGCCGGTTAACGGTGAAAGCATGAACAACGTTATCCAAAACGGCGCTATTATCGCCGTATTAAGAAATATAGAACTGCCAGATATCCATGACGGAGATATTGTAGTTATTAAGAATGGAGGGGATTATACAGTTAAAAGATTCTACAATGATAAACAACATAAAGAATTTGTATTTAAACCTGATAGCTCGGATATGGCATTTCGGGACATCATATTTAGTTACGAGAATACAGATGACTTATACCTGATTGGTAAGGTTGTTATGTACAATGTGACTTTGTAAGAGATTAATATGGGAGATTAATAAGGGAGATAAACAATGAAATTCTATAAAATTTTATCTATCGCGGCATTATTTGCAACAGTTGCTAGTTCTTCATTTGCACAATTTATTGATGTAACCCCAGAAACGTATGATAAAATCTGGAGCACCGGGCAAAATTATAAAACTGATCGTAAACTTGAAAGCCCAATTAATTATGGAGTTGAACTTCGGAGTGGAGCTGGTGGCGCCGCGGTATTAATTACCCCAGCTACAATCACTAAATATGTATCATATTCCAAAGACGATCGTCTGATTTTTCCAGACGAATCTTTTAAGAAAGCCATACTAAACAGTAATGATTATGTATACATAGCTACATATGCACTTCATCTAAAGAATCCATTAGCCGGTACAGTAATGCCTCAACTACCATCACAACGATTACTTATAGAAAAGGACAA